ACTTAGCGCGGCCCTTGGCCGTTAGTCCTGCGCCCTGGCTGGCAGGCAACTTTTCGCCGCGCCCAACTGAAAGAGAAACAGACTTTTTGGCCACCTACTTCTTCTTTGCTGTCTTGGCGCTGGATTTGAAAGCCGCCGCCGTTGGAGCACCTTTAGCGCCGGGTTTACGCATGGTTTCGCCGCTTCCAGCAGCTATACGCTCACGCTTTTCGTGGATGTTGGCATACAAACCGGGTTTTTTAGCCACGTCACTTACCTTTCTTGGGTTTGCCAGCCTTGTTTAAGGCAATGGCAATTGCCTGTTTTTGCGGTTTACCCGCTGCCATCTCCGTACGGATGTTGGCGCTAACAGTCTTCTGGGAGGAGCCTTTCTTAAGTGGCATGACGTGGTTCCTTAAAAATTCACCGAGTGAAACGCACCCGTACGTTAGAGATTAGGTTGCTGCACATGTAAATCAGTGTCAACTAGCGTTTTTACGCGCGGGATGAATCCAAAAAGGCTTTAAGCGGAGCGTAGTTCTGCGACATTGCCTCCAGCGTTGTCATGAAACCAGCCATGTCCTTGCGTTGCTGGCGCTGAGCAATTTCGAACTTTTCAACTTGATCCGCCTTCTGACGCAGTTCGCTTTGCGCTTCGTCGCGTTCGCCAACAACGCCGACCAGAGTGTTGTGCACTTTGCTGAGTTCTTCAATCGCGGCGTCACGACTTGCAACTGCTGCGTCGGCTGCGATCACAAAACCAGCCTGAATGTTGTTCATGACTTCCTGCAAAGATTGCGGGAACTCATCTTGCCCAGATGCAAAAACCCGCAGCGGGATTGGTTGGGTCGGTTGCAGGACAGCGATCACCTCCCCATCCACAATTTTGCAGGGGCGGGCAATGTAGTGCGCGCCTTGAAGCGCACCTGTTTCGTCCCAGCGTATCAAGAGTTCGTAGGGAATTTCACCGGCTATTATGGTCATAGCCACTCCTTATTTTGTTTAGCTGATAATCGCGCGGTCAGTGTAGCGACGCCAATTTGTGTTGTCGGAAAACGCCGGGACCGCGCCGCCGCTCTCGTTGCTGACATAGATATTCTGGCCCGCGCCGATGTTTGCTGCCGGGACCGTCGCTACCGTATAACTTGGGTATACGACGGGCAGCGTTGCCGTGATCAGGGTAGAGGATACCGTCAGGCGCGTGGTTGTGCCGCCCGCCTGGATAATGAAGTCGTTGGCGCTTGACCCAACCCGAACAGACGTTCCGGTCTGGTTCGATGAACCGACATCGGCAAAGCCGATATAAGCGTTGCCCGCGGCGCTCTTGAGCAGGGCTGCAATATCGCCCGCTCCAGCATCAACCGTTAGCCTGCGCACCGGCCCATCCGTTCCGATGCCAACCATGTCCTGATAGCAGGTCAGGTTGGTTTGAAGCGTGCCGCCCGTCTTGGCCTGAAGTTTCAGCAGAGTATCATTCTGCTGGGCGGCGATACGGAAGTTGCCAACAGCTGAATATGCGCGTGCGCTCAACAGCCTGTTGTTGGAAACATCGCGATAATACCAGTCGATTGGCTGGCTGTCAGAGTTGGCGCTTTCTGTGTCTGTCCCCGCCTCAAACGCGACACCGCAGGACCCGTCAACAGCAACAAAACCTTTTGTCCATTCGATCTTAGGAGACGCAAATACGCCTAGCGCGCCTGCACGGAATGCTGCCGATCCAGAACCGGCAGTTGTTGACGCTCCAGTGACATCAACACCTAGAGCTGCCGTAGCCGCGTTTGTGACGTTTACATCGACTTCCCAGCCCCACAATTGAGTTCCGATGAAACCGTCGTCGTGAACGTTGGCGTTTCCACCCCACGCAGAACAGTTATTCGCAGCAATGCGGCCGAAAAAGTAACAGCCAACTGCAAGCGTTGTTGTTGACGCGGTGCGGGCCGAACCCCATACCCCAACCGTTTGCGTATGAACTGCATTTGACGGAGCCGACACCGAACCGCTCAAGGCAACAACGTTTGCACCGCCATGCTCGCGGTTGCCGTAGCCGCCCCAATCGACGGAAAAGCCTTCAACGTTGTATTTTCCCACCCCGGAACTATTCCAGCCGGTAATACCGGATGGGTTATAGTTATAGCGCGCAACAGCCCCGACGTTTGCAAACGAGCCAGACCCACTACTAGTAAGCGTTGCTCCCGGTCGAAACTCGATCAGCTTACCAAACGGCACGCTCAAGGCCGTAGTTGTGTTGGTGTATCCCCCCGGTTCAACAATAACGTTTGCTGCAGCGGACAAAGCAGACGCAAACGACGCTCCGTTTGCGCCACGTCGAATTAACGCGGCAAGCGTTCCATCTTGCGTCACAGACTTTACGGTTAGTGTGTCTACGGCGGTTTGCACCGTCACACCGCCCTGCACAATAGGAACAAGTTCCGCGCCGGTCAGCGTAGACGCTGCGGGTAGCTGGCTGATCTTGACGTTGGCCATTACGTTACCTTACGTTGCTTCCTCAAGCTTGGGCGGTTGAACTGCGGCCTTCACGGCTTGCATCAGGCCGACAACGTCGTCCTCCATTGCGCGGATGCCGACTTGCTTGATGGCGATGTCTAGCAGGCCGAGCAGGGCTTGGGTTTGTTCGGCAGTGAGGTGGAGGTGCATGGGCATGGGCTATCCTACGTTCCAAGCTGATCCGGTTGAGTAGACGGGGACAGTGACAGCACCGCCGCCGACGACTGCGCTGCCGAACACGGGGGTCAGTGCGTTATTCACAAACATGCGCGCGCCTGCGCCTGCGGTAGCGGCAGCAGGAAGGTTGGCTACAGCGATAGGGGTAAACACCATGTAACCGGCAATAAATGCGTTTCGCGTTCTAGCCGCCCCGCTGCCAATATCAAACGTGTTATCGGCAAAAGGCAAAAATGCGCCGCTTTGTTCAAACATCCAACATTTTGTTGTGGTGAGCGTAGTATTTGCAGTCGTGGCAAATACAATGCGCCCGCCTGCGGCGGTTGTCGTAAAGTTCTCGGTAGCGAAAAACTCAATCTGCGCCGTGCGATTGTATGCTGACGTCCCGTCATAGCCATTTGCTGCAAACAGCGAAATACGTGTGCCTGACGTGAGCGCAGTTGGAGCAGCTGCGGTTCCAAGCGACTTATAATGAACAAGTAAATTGTCTGCGTTAAACGTATAACTATCATATCGCGCGTTTGTGGCGTCCGCAGCAACAACCTTGAACACCTTGCCGGTTAAATCTGTAGGCCCCGCAACAGTGTTTTGATTGATCGTGAAGCCAGCACCTTTGTTTATGTTGACCTTGCTCAGTGATCCAACTTGCAAATCCATCAGCAGGGACGCGGCGTTGGAGGCCGTGTCAGTGACGTTCATCTTGATGGCCGTGGGCGTGCCGCTCGTGTTCCACGTTCCAGCAAGGTCAAACATGCTCGTGGCGTCCGAGCCTGTCAGGCTGTAGTTGCTGACCAGAATAGAGGCCGCGTTTGTGTTGGTAATGTTGTAGTTTGACCGCTTGGTGTGGACAGCGCCGTTCTTGAGAACGTGAAACTGCGTTGTTCCACCGACCTGAAGATCGATCAGCATCGACGTCGCAGCCGATGTGGTGTCGGTGACGTTGAGCCCGATGCCTGTGAAGGTCGTGCCGCCGGCGTTCCAGGTATCCGCCAGATTATAAATGTAAGACATTAGAACCTCGTCTCAATTTCAGCGCCAAACCGATCAAGAATAGCGACGTCAAATCGGTCAAATATAGTCTGCGACGGAATAGGACCGGACCCGCCATTGCCTTCTGCAAACAATGTAGGTCCATTACCTGCGTCAAAGAACTCAAGCGTACGCTTGATCCTCATGTCATCGCCAAATATGGACCTGATCCGTATCAAGCGTAGTAACTCACATTAAGCGTTGCGGATGCTGCCTGCTGGATAAACCGTATGCGGTTCAGGTCGCCATCGTAGCTAAGGCTGGCCCCAACAAAGATCGGCATGCCAATAGAGGCTGTAGGAGCTGTGCCATCGTCGCGCCAGCGTACGTTCTGCGTCTCAGGCACGATCAAAGCCAGCGTAGCCCCTGATGGCACAGTCAAAGCTGTAGACGCCGAGAGGCTGGTGATCTGCTGGTAACCCAGGCAGACGGTTGTCGACTTCAGGCCCATGGGATCCTCACGCCAGAAATTTTAGTTTGTACAGGGTGGACAGGTACAGCCCTATAATCTCGTCTATGATGTTCTGAAGCGGTGTGTCTGCTTTGTCGCAGACCTTATACCGCATGTCTTCAATGCCTTCCATACTGGTCTGAAGAAAAGGCACTATTGAGTCGGTTTCTTTGGTTGTAACCCGCTTGATAGGCCCAATCAGGCCATAGCGGCCCTGGTAGGCTTCAGCAAACTTGTCTGCCAGTTCAATTACGTTGTCATAGAAGCTGTTAAGCGCTACGTGTTTAGCGTAACTCCGCGTGCTCAGATGCACGCTGTGAGCCACATCGCGAGCCAGAAACAACTGGCCAAGCATTACTTCGCAGGTCATGTCATTGGCCCCATTGGCATGGGTTGTTCAGGCATAGGTTGTTCCATAGGCATTTGCTGGCCCATAGGCTCTAGCTGTATGTTGCCCGGCATAATGTCGCCGGTGTCCATTGCCGCGCTTATGGTGCCCATGACAATGTCCTGGATCTGGTCCGCTGTCATGGATTGCTGCACGGCGCTGATGCGTTTGGTCTCAGCGTCGTAGGCTTTGATTTGCAGTTCTTGCGATTCCATGGATTTCTGCACGTTTTGCAGCATGTCTACGACTTGATTAAGCTCTTGGGTCAGGGCTTCTATCTGCTGTTCCGCCTGTTGCATTTCCGGTGGCTTGTCGTCGGATTGCAGCAGTTTTGGATCGATCAGCTTGCGAAAACGGTCAGCCATCTCCTGCGCGCCCGGCCAGTCCATGTTCTTGACAAACAGATCGCCGGCAACAGTCCACATCTGCGGGTTGGATTGCAGAATGTTAGCCATGTTATCTAGGGCTTCCTGACGCTTGGTCATGTAGCCCGGCCCGGTGGTAACCATAACGTCGTAAACGCCGATTGTCGGGTTGTATATCTTCTCGATTACGTTGCCCATTTCGTCGCGTATTTCATTGACGGGCGTTGGCTGCGTAGGGTTGATCTTGACCATATCTACTTCGTTATCGACGCCGATAACGCGCGCTATCCGCTGCGTGTCGTAGATCTTGGGAATGAGATCAATAAGCTGGCGCGTTACGTACCTGATAGCCCGGCCAAGGTTGTCAACGTAGTGATATGTGCCTGTATCGCCTTGTTTTTCACGTGCAAGAATAGCCTTGCCGCTGCGCTCGTTGCCTTGCATGCCAAGACTGGCATCGTACTGCCCTGTAGTGCCTTTGATGTCGTCCGATGCGCCCATCTTGGCTTGTATGAGGCCTGTTTGCGCCAGCGGCGGTGGCGCTCGCTGCGGCAACGGCAAGACAGCCCCTGCGCCATCAGTGACGTCCGGGTTAACCTCCAGATACGGCCAGTTATTGGTGTTTGCAGTTTTCCACTGGTGTTCGTAACCCTCAAACTGGCCGCCATAACCGATAAACGGCGCTTTGGGGGCCAGCGCCAGCATTTCTGCTTCCTGGCTGGTCCAGTAGTTGTACATACGCTGCGCGTCTTTGGAGTTACGCACCAGCCCGGAAATGTACAGCCGGCCGTCAATCTCAAATTCGTTTCCGATAACCCGTACAATTGGTATGTGTTTTCCGGCCCAGTCGCGCTCTTCAAGTATCTCGTAACCGTTTGTCTTGATCCATTTAACCTGCCGGCGGTCAACCTCGCGCGTCCGCAAAGGCTTACCAAATATTTCCGTCAACATTTTGTCTTGCTGCGTGCCTTTAAACGCTGTGACATTGTCGGGGTACAGGTGCAGCGTTGCCTTTTTATGCTCGACGTAAAAGTATTCTGCAATTCTGATGGTTTCTGACTGTAGCCATTGTCCTAACTGCGAGTCGCCTACGCCCATGCTCATCAACGAGCTTATAGGTTGTGAGTCGGGGAACTGTCTTTCGTACTCATCTTTGGTGATGTCTTCGGTAATGAAGCAATACTCAGCGTCAGCGCCGCACGGATCCTGAATTGAAGGGTCCATGTAGACGCTGAACGAGTTTCTTACCCGTCCAATCTTGATATCCTGGTCAAAACTGTCTTCCCGACAGTATTCGGTCAGTATTCGTATGTAACCTTCGCCAAAAGTGACCTGATTATCGCAAGCTGTGTCGTATGCTACGTCTGCGTTTGAAATGTACTCGATATGTTTAATCATTCCGTCAAAAACTTCAGCGACTTTAGGGTCGGCAAGGTCATCGGCGGGTATGACCTTGCCCGATGGGCGGTTCATACGCTGTTCGTTGGTAACCTGACGGATGTGTTGGGGCAGTTTGTTGATTGTAATGCACGGCCGCGCGTTTACCGCCTGCCCTTGCACCGATCCGCGCGTAGCAAGCACGTCTGAGGGCCATTGAAACTGGTTGTCAGGGCTGCCGGCGGCAAATCTAAGGTCGTCCAGCTGGTCGCTTCGGGTGTTTTGCCACGCAGACAGCGAAATCGTCATGCGTTTCCGCATGACGGACAAAACATCGTTGTTATCCGGTACATCCAGCGGCAATTAACTAGCCATCCAATTGTTATTGCGACCGTATTCTGCGTTTCTTGGTTTGTCAACGCGGGCTTTACCCCGCGCTTTACCCGCAACCGGGAATGCAAACGTCAGTGCAAGCGCATCGCCGGCATCAGGGCTGGCCTGCCCGCGCTCTTTCATCTTTACCTTGCTCTCCAGCTTGATTGCTCCGTTGAACGTGCCTGTGCTGGTCAGCTCCTGCTTGGGCGTTGTAAGGTCTTTCTTGAGCAGCCTGTCGTCAGGTATAGCGCCAGTCTTGAGCCACTCACGCATAAGCCCCCACATTTCTGCCCGTTTGTTAGCGTACATGATAGGTTTCTTGCTGGAACTGCCAAAGTTGACCGGTCGGACCTGCTTGTATTGCTGCTCCTTCAGACGGTCATAGACGCCCGCGCCGAGGCCGCCTTCGTCTATGCACACCAGCGCTGGCTGAAACTCCTCTATAGCGTCCACGATGCGTCCTACGGTCTCCATGGTGTCCTCCCCACGGTAGCGCTTCAACGCGATCAGGTGACGTCCCTGCCTCACCACGATGACCGTAGCGTCTGCCCCGAACCGCGCCGGGTCCACGCCTATGATAATAGGCGCTTCAGGGTCTTTTACGCTGTCCTTGTTACGCAGGACGGCCTCTTCTACTATCGTGCGCGATATAAACTGCTCGTCGCCTTCCGGCGGAAACTCACCGTACACTTCTACGTACGCCTGGGGCGAGCTAGCGCCGTACTCGTCTATGATCTGCTGGTAGACCGCCTTGTCCGTGTCCTCGACGGTGCGCGCGTCTACGGTGCGCGTACGCCAGAAATCGCGCTTATCGTGGAACGTCGAGAAGAAGTACCCCGACCCGCGACGCGGGTTGCTGAACGCAAACCAGAACCTGTTAGGCGTGTTCTCGGTAAAGAACCCCGACGCAACCGACCAAATAGGATCTGCGATACCGCTGGCCTCGTCGAACACCAACAGGACACCCGCAAAGTTATGTACGCCGGCGTACCCGTCCGGGTTTTCTTCCGACCACAGCCGTCCTTCAATAGCCCAGTACCGCGTGCCCAGCCTGAGGTCGCGCTCGACCAGTTCAGTCAGCCACTTGGCCGGCTGCACCTTGGTTGCGCTAACCTCAAACCAGTGGCTGTTAAGCGACATGCTCAGCCACTTGGTAATTTCCGACCACGTAATAGACCGCAGCTGGTTTTCAGAGTTAGCGCTGACAATCGTTGACGATCCGATCCGTGTCGTCAACATCCATATCGTTAGCCATGAGACCAGCGCCGACTTGCCGATGCCGCGACCGCTGGCTGTTGCCATCCTCAGCGTGTCAAAGTTGATCTTGCCTTTGTTCTGTTTGATGTGCTCGCCCAGGTCGCGCAGCACCTCGCGTTGCCACTTACGCGGTCCTGTAAAGTGTTCTAGTGGCGTTCCCGGTTGGCCCCACGGGAACAAAAACATAACAAACGCCAGCGGGTCGTCCTTGAGCGACGGTGCCCACAGACGCGACATCAGCGTCATTTCCGATTCGGCGTCGTACCGTGGCTCTTGCATTATTTCAGCTCAAAGTGAGGGCCGTCGCGAAACTTAAGCCAGTCCGCGCCAGCTATGATAGGTACGCCCTGCTGCTTGGCAAAAGCCTTCAGATCGTCAGCCAGCAGCCGGTACAGCGGCCAATCCCACCGGACCTCACCATCTACCACCACTGCAAGATCCACGGCCCTGCCTGTCAGGTGTTTGGAGTTCAGCGTACGGGACGCGCCGGCCTTGACCAGCTCTGCCTGCCGTTGCGGCGTTCTGATGCCCTCCGTGACGATGAACGCCTGCCGGGCGTGTCTGGCGTAGTCGGTCATCAGTTTGGTCAGTGTTGGATGTACGCCCTGTAGCCGCTTACGCGAGCGCTCATCCATCCGCGAGTTGCCGGTGTTCATACGTCCCCTCTATCACACGTTGCTCTGCTGCGGCCAGTGCGTCCTTGATGCTGATCTGCGTTTGCACGTTTACGTTCAGTTGCTGCGCGGCCGTCCAACCATGCACGTGCTTAAGGACGTCCAGCGCTGCCTTGGCGTCGCCCTGACGCGCGGCGCTGATCAGCACGTCTGCCATTTCCGCTTCAGCGTCAGCCTTGCCTTTGACAACGGCAAGCTCAACCAGCGGATCCATCTGTTTAAGCCGGTTGAATTCGACAGGCATAAGTCCTGACGCCAGCGCAAGGGCGTCGTTTTTCAGTCCCTTACGCGCGGCCTCATAAATGCGCTCCAGGCGTTGCTCGGTAGCTTTTAACGCCGGCCGCACCTCAAGAGGCAATGAATAAAACGTGTGGTTCATGTTCTGTACTGTACACCCGCATTTTTAAAAATCAAAAATTTTTTGCTGGTGACCAGTACTGGTACCATTCCCCTGCCGGCCCCCCCTCCCCCCTCGTTTACCGCTCGTTAACCATGCCCCAAGCAAGGATTTACAAATGGTTAAAACCTTGCTGCCAGTAGGGGTTAAGATCTGGTAAATTGACGTAGGGGAAGCGTACCAGGTGCGAAGACCTTTGGGTCATTTGGGTAGTGGATCAACAAGAGGTGGGCATCTACGCGCCTAGGGACGCCCGCCTAGGGGCGTTGGGTAGTTTGGGTCATTTGGGTAGTGGGTTGAAAGCCGGTAGGCGTCTACGCGCTACCAGGACGCCTCGGCATGGGCTATGGACGCCCGGCGTGGGTCTTGGGTCATTTTGGGTCTTTTGGGTCATTTGGGCAGGGGGGAAAAAAGCATTCGGCGAAAACGGACGCGCGCAGTCTAGGGGCCATATACCTATATATAAAAAAACAATTTAGATAGAAACCTACTACCCAAATGACCCAAAAAGCCAAATAAGCTAGTAATTACAAGGCTAAAACATGGGCAATCCGCGCGGCGTCCCTTAACCCAACTCCCACCCAACCCGCACCCAACTAATCACGCGCCTGTGATAACCCGTGACCGTTCTGTGATAACAAAAGCCTGTGCATTAATGGTCTGTCAATCTATGGTCCTTACATCAGTCCATAGATGTTTGACATTGCAGTAGATGAGTGACCACCGCCGGGAGGCGTCGTCACTGTCCCGAAAGCCCCCGGCTGCCGCGTCTAGCGGTGGCGCGGGGGCTTTTGTCTTTTATAGGACTACCCAAACACAAGGACGAAAACATGATCACCTTTAACGGCCCGGACGCGGTGAGCGTCTATGCGATACGCGTCTTAGCCTCTGGCCTAGCGCTGTACGCAAACACGGGCATGATTCCAAACCGGGCGTATACGCCCACGAAAATGTTGCGCCGCGCGGCAGAGTACACGGGCGTTCGATACAAGCGCGGCCAGTACCTGGAAGCAGCGGAAGCGCTCATAGCGCTCGCCAAAGCAAGGGCAGCGTCACTGCCCGAGGGTAACAGCATCACCTCGACCTAGACCCTAACGGCCCCACGCTCCCGCGTGGGGCCGTTTCCATTAGTAGGACTACCAAACACAAGGAACAAACACCGTGTACCAGCTACAGTACGCCTACTCAGACGAGCCTAACACCTACCTGACATGGTCGCACTACCTCGACCGCCACGACGCGGAGAACGCCCTAAAGGTCGTTCGCGCAACGGACGTAGCCTTAGAGATTGATCGCACATGGCGCGTCCATAACGCCGCACGTGCGCGCGTCGCCGACCTCATAGTAGGATGGCGCAACGAAGCCTAGACCCAAGGCCCGGCATCACTGCCGGGCCTTTTCTATTAGTATCAACGGAAGGAAACAGATATGCCCAAGGTCATTTATAACCGGCTCCTCAAGGGTTGGTACGTAGTGCGCGGGCCGCATCACACGCCACTGTCTGGCGCGTTCGCCACACGCGAAGCAGCCCAGGCATGGCTCAAACGTTCTTGACCTAAGGGCCCGGCAGTGATGCCGGGCCCTTTCGCGTTTATAGGACCACCAAACACAAGGACATTAATACATGCACATCACACTGAAATCGCGGAACACTAAGACCGGCCCCATACCGGTCACGACGTCATCACGCGAGACCTGCCCAAACGCCTGCCCACTAAAGGGCAACGGTTGTTATGCTGAGAGCGGCCCCTTAGCGCTGCACTGGCGTAAGGTCACTACCGCGACAACGGCCGCCACCTTAACCGCCATTGCAGCGTTGCCAGCCGGCACGCTGTGGCGTCACAATCAAGCCGGCGACCTCGCCGGCACGGGCGACACTATCGACGTTGCGGCGCTCGCATCGCTCGTTAGCGCGAACGTAGGCAAGCGCGGCTTCACGTACACTCACAAGCCGACAGACAACCCAAATAACCGCGATGCTGTCGCCTACGCGAACGCGAACGGCTTCACGGTCAACCTGTCAGCCGACACGCTGACGGAGGCTGACGAACTCGCCTCGCTGGGCATCGGGCCCGTCGTCGTCGTCGTAACGCGCGACGCACCGGAGAAGCTCGCGACCCCCCAAGGCCGCCGCGTCGTCGTCTGCCCGGCTCAAACGCGCGATGACGTCACGTGCCAGTCGTGCCAGCTATGCGCCCGCGCGTCGCGAGACGTCATCGTCGGCTTCCGCGCTCATGGCGCGGGCGCTCGCAAGGCGGAAGCGGTGACGGTCTGATCCCCTCAAGGCCCGGCAGTGATGCCGGGCCTTTTCTATTAGTATCAGCACAAAGGACAAACACATGCTCACCCTCTCTCCCGCCTATGGTCGCGACTATACCTCAGCCAAAGCCGTTCGGGCCGACTGGCTCGCCGGTAAAGACTTCCGCATTGAGAATTATGGCCCCGACATGGGCCGCTACATCGGCAAGGCGGAAGCCGATGCCGAGAACCTGACGGTTCACATCCGTTACAAGCGGCTTACGCAGGTGTGCGTTATCCGCCCCTAGACCCAAGGCCCGGCAGCGATGCCGGGCCTTTTCTATTAGTAGGGGATCCCCCCTAAGCACAAGGAACAAACACAATGATCGCTTTCAACACTCACTTTTTCCACGTTGCCAGTCTGTTCACGTCTACCGAACAGGCGCGTTATTACCTGGGCGGCGTCTATATCGAGCCCCACAAAAGCGGCGGCGTCACTATGACCGCAACCGACGGCCATAAGCTCATTCATATCCACGATCCGGACGGGGCGTGCGGCAAAGCTTTCCTTGTCAAGGCGCTGCCGGTCGGCCGTCAGCTGCGCCCCGGCAAGCGCATGCTGCGCCGCATCGCCACTGGCGCGGTACCGCCTCGCGGCACGTTCATGCTCAACCTGCACGACATCGGCGAGGCACCGGACGCCGTCCTGGCCGGGTCGCTCCTATGCGAGACGGTGGACGGGTCGTTTCCTGAGTATCGCCGGGTGATCCCGGCGATATCCACGTCCGGCCTCTCCGGTCAATTCAAGCCCGCCCTTATCGCCTCCGTTGCATCCGCCGCGAAGGAACTTGGCGTCACTGATCTTATTTTCCGACAGAAAGACAAAAACTCCCCCGCCATCGCGCTGTTAGGCCCCCGTGCCTTCGCCGTGCTCATGCCCCGCTATGAACAGGGCGATGAAGAGCTAGCTCTGCCTTCCTGGTTCACATCATGAGGTACGTTCTAGAGTTCTACGATGACAAACTGCCGCGCGCAGGGTGGACGCGGTGGAACGAACAAGCCTTCACCCGCATGTCGGAAGCCATCGCTGCGCGTAATCACGCGCAGCGTGTGGCGGACGATTACAAAGCAAAACTCACATTCAGGATTAAAAACATATGATCATACACCTAAGCGACTATCGTAAGCCGGTCAGCGTGTGGCGCTCCTATCGCGTCCACGCGGTCGACCAACAGGGCCAGCCCCTGGCGCTGACATACCGCGCCATGAGCATAAACAGCGCCCGCTTCCGCGCTTTCAGGGACGGCGCGCGTCGCGTCGAAGCCATTGAGGAGATACGTTAATGGACATTGCAATCGCTGTTATCGTTGTCATAGGGGCCGCCCTGTTCGCCGTCTTTATCCTGGAGGATCTGGTCTCATGACAGAACTAGATGACCTCCGCGCGAGACTTGCTCGCGCGGAGGAGGAGCTAGAGGCATGGCGGGCCACTGGCCCCGGCGACGCCGAGCGTCTGCAATTGCAGGCGCTTGTGCTGCGCCGGGCGTTCCCGTGCTTGCCGGGGCATGCATCGGCCCTTCTGATGGCCGCCCTGGCCGCGTCCAGTCGGCCTATCAGCTACACCATGATCGACGATATCGTCCCGCCTACTCAGTCCGCCGACCGTAAAAGCCAATCGTTTCTTAGCACGATAGTCTGTTACGTTCGCCGGGCTTTGGGGCCGGACGCTATCATAACCCACAGGGGCTATGGATATGAAATGACCCTTGCCGCGCGCCAGCGTGTGGCGGCTATTCTCGCCGCAGGTTGATGACGTTACCTTCAAGCTTCGCCGGTTCGATCAACCGGCGAAGCTCACTCTTACTATGCGCCCGCGCGACGTCCGGGTGCGCCCATACGTCGGCCTTTGTCGGGTGGTCCGCCGAGTGCAGCCGCCCCACGAACGTCCACTTCGCCTCTTTCAGGGCATGGAAAAGCGCCGTCTTGTACAGTTTCAGCGATGGCGGGGCCATAGCCTGCGCCCGGTCAATCACGCCCGACCAGGGCGCGCCGACAACCCCGCGCGCGAACTCGCCCTGCCGCCGTTCGATCATGCCGAGCAGGTAATCCTCAGCCGCCGTCATGCCGCCGCTGATCAGGCTTTCCTTCTCTTCCGTCACAAACGGGATTGCAGCCGGGTTGAACGCCGAGACGTCGCGATCCGCGAGCCATCGCGCACACGTCGCGAACCCGCCCGCCCTGTACCAGTCCCATATCCGCCGCGCGCGAGGCTCATCGAGCCGCCCCGCTGCCGACCGGACAACGAACCAGCGCCGGTCCTGCGAGCTAATGCTGATGGGGACCGCCTCGTTCGAGAACGCGAGGACGAACAGGCGGTTCGCGGCGTCATACGGGTGCAGCATCTTCCTGTTCACGCTGATGGTGTCAGGCGGGGCCGCGATCAAAGGCTTAAGCCGGTTCGCGAGGAAGCGACGCTGCGCCGCCTCTGGTTCGTGAAGCTCGTTCAGTATCAACACCTCGCTCTCGTAAGCGTAGCCCCATGCGCTGGACAGGTCGCCACCCTGGACGATGGCGCGGTTGCGCGCGTCAGGACCGCACACGGCCCACAGGAACGGTGCCCACAGCGTGTCCTTTCCGGTTCCTTCATCGCCCATATGCAGGATCGCGTGGTTGATCTTGACGCTGGGGTGCTGGACCTTGAACGCCATGACGTCGAGCACGTGCTCTCGCTCGCGCGCGATAGGTATGAGGTGCGCCGCTAGGTCGAGCCACAGCGACACGTCCCCAGCCGCCACGCCCGCCAGCGATGGGCGGCCGTCAATCCAGAGGTTACCTTTCGGTTCGCCGTTGTGCAGCACGATAGGGCTATCGCCGGCGGCGTAGGTCAGCCCGGCGAGCGTCTGGCCGCCCATCTCCAGGCGGTTCTGATCGTACCATATGCTCGCCTCGCATGGGCGGTCGTTTTTGATCGACTTGCAAGCCACGTGACGGTAGATCGCGTTAAAAGCGCTGCGAGACAGTATGCGCCGCGTCTCAAGATCGAAGTAAGCATCGTCGCTCTCCACATAGGCATAGCGTGCGAACCAGCCCGCCCGTTCCAGCCGCTGCTTTTCTTTGCGCTCGCTCGCGACAACGATAGGGTTAGGCGCAGGTTCAAGCTTGCCCAGCGACGCCTGCAACCGGGCTGACAGTAGATCTGTCCGCAGGCCCGCCGCTACCTGCGGCCCGCCCTGGTCGGCGATCCAGTCCAGGTAGACCTCAGAGGTGAGGTGCTGGCAGTGAGCGTGCAGGCAGGCGAAGCCGTTGTCGCTGGGATGAAACCGTGCCGCCACCCCGCCGCCCGTGTGATGCGCCGCGTTGGGGCACGTCACATCGCACCACCCGGCACCGTTGACCCGTGACAGTAGCAGGCCCTGCGCCGCGAGCCACTCGACGACCGGCCCGCTGTCGCTGCCCGGCAGCGTGACAGGCGCGACGCTCGCGCCCGCCTCCTCGCCGGGCGTCACGCCCAGCGCGGTCACGATCTCAGCCAGCGTGTACTCGCGCGCGGGCTCGAACTCCAGCAATTCCGCCGCGAACCGGTCGCGGCCCTCTTTCAGGTTGATCGAGCCCGGCACCCGTACGTTGCGTACCGCGTTGCACGCGCCCGGATCGCTGTAGCCCGCCGCTGCGATAGCCTGTATGGCCGCCGTGTACTCGCCCGTCGTCGGCTGTTCACTGAAGACATAGCCCCACTGTTCGCTGCCCGGCGACGTCTCGATCCGCCATGTGGGCGGCAGCGCCGCTGCCCGCGTGACCTTGGACGTGCCCACGTCATCCAGGATAAGGAACAGGACGTGCGTACAGCACGATGCGCTGGCCGATGGCTGGCCGTCGCGGAAACGGTCAACGATAAACGAGCCGGTGTTAGCGTACCATGCCTCGCCTTCCTTCAACCGCACGTCAGGCAGGAACGCGGGCCATGTATACGATCCGTCTCGTCTAGGCTTCTGCCGCACCACAAGCGCCGTCTCGCCCTCTGGCGCGAGGCTGGCGATGAAGTCAATGAACCGTCTATTTTCCATAGCGCACCATCGTTGATATCTGTGCGCCCAGGGGCAGGCCCTCGGCCCATGCCGGCGGCGTACACATCACCAGACGCATGGCCGCCTCGACCCGCGCCGGGTCGCGGGTCTCGATCACGATCTCATCGTGTACGTGCAGCACCACGCCGTCCGGTTCGAGCAGGCGCAGCGCCTCGCGCAGAACATCAGCTGCAACCGCCTGGGTGATGTTCTCGCACGCCAGCCCTTTCCACAGCCGCCCGCGTGGCCACTCGCTCGCGTCCGCCGCAGGCTTCCAAGCGGCCTTGGCGTAGCTGACGCCGTCGCTGTCGAGACGGGCGTAGGGGTAGCAGAGCACGCGGCCAGAGGGCAGCGCGTACCAGAGGTGCGCGCCGTCATACATGTACGTGACCCGCCCGGCTTTGAACTCATGGCCGGGGTTACGCATCGCCCGCGTGTATGCGTGTTCGAGCACCGTCCAGTACTCGACCGCCCAAGGGTTAGCCCTGCGCCATGCCTTGACCATACGCTCGGCCTCTGGCTCGCTCACGATCAGCCCGTAAACGCGGCCCATCGCTGCGAACGCGCCTATGCCGCCGGCGAAGCCCAGCGCTAACTCCTGCACCTTGCCGACTTGGCGCTGCGCGTCGGTCACGCTCTCGACGTCCACACCGTAGGTCGCAGCGGCGTTATGCTTATAGATATCCTGCCCGGTGCGGAACAGGTCCAGCTTGCGCTGGCCGGGTATGGACCGCGACGCCCAGGGCGTCACCCGTGCCTCGATGCTGGACCAGTCCGCCACCACTAGGCTGTGGCCCTCGCGTGCGACAAGCGCTGGCCGAAGCAGGCCTTTGAGTACATCGGTAGTACGTACACCATAGGCCGGTGTGACTGGCAGCCCCTGCACAAGCGCTGCGCGGCAGGCGTCGGCGTCCTTGACGCAGCGGCGGGGGAAATTATGGACCTGAGCGCCGAAACTAGACGCCCGCCCCGTAGCCGATCCGCCCGCAAATACAAAGGCCCCTCGTACCCTGTGGTCAACCATATCCGATAGGCTAACGAGACGTCCGAACTTGGCGGTGGACGATGCAGCAACGTCATCAGCGAGTTGTAAAGCGTCTGCAACATCGGATGCGATTTCATCGGGATACTCCTCTGCATAGCGTATGAGATTGGCGCGTACCGTCTTGTCGAGCGACTGGCGGCCGTCAGGATTGAGCATGAGCGCACGCGCGCGGGTTGACAAGCGGTCCCACACCCACGCGCGCAGGCGCGGGCTCTTCGTGCTGGTCACCTCGCCGCCCGTCAGGTGCGCGATGATATCGCCGGCCTCGCCTAGCTCTGCCGTGCTGTAGCGTATGGCCGCCTGCGCCAGCGCGACGTCGAGCATGACGCCCCGGTCGTTGATGCGCTCGTTAACATGGTAATCGTTCAGTTCAGTATCGGTCAGCGGGCGCAGCGCGCGGTCGATCTCGCGCATGGTCCGCACGTCCTGGCGGCAGTATTCGTACAACTCAGCCATCAAGGCGGGGTCGTCGTTGAATTTTCCGTCTGCCTGCGGCACGCACAGCTTGCGTATCAGGGCCGCGCCCTTGTGGTCCTTCCGCATGCTGGTCCCGGCGAAACGCGCGACGTCGGCGAGCGCGCCCGGATAGCAGTTAGACCGCGCTGCCGCTGCGGTGCAGTAGAATTGTTCCAGCTTGTAGGGCAGCCCGAACGCGCGCGTCAGCAGCAGCCGCTCGAACGCTGCGTTGTGCGCGCGGATCTGGCCGGTATAGTTGACGAGCTTGACGGGTAGCTTCAGCCCGCGCCGCCATAACTTGACCTCGTCGTCGTCGAAAGCGTAGGCGATGCACAGCACCTCGGTGCTCTTGTCGCTCGCGTAGTTGTAAACGCCGCGCGCCGTCAGATCGCAGCGGCTTCTCGTTTCAATATCAATGTACAGCATGATAACCCCCGGAAAAGCGGCGGCGGGGTGGCCGCCCCGCCGCCTAGCCAAGTCTATGCACGTACCCGACGCCTGCGCGGCGGGTCTTCAGGTGCCTCTGCGACCGGGGGGATGGCCGCAGGTGCCTCTGATGGCCCCTCAAGCCCCATAAACTTGACTATCTCGAACACAGGCACGTAAACCTTGCCATAGCTGCTGTGTTTATAGCTGTTCGTTTGCAGCGTGACAACGGCCACTGGCTCGGCCGGCAACTTATCGATCTGCTCCGCGATGGCAAGGCCGAGGGCCTGCACCGCACGGCGTCCGCCCACGGAGGTAGCGGCGTAGCGCACCTCCAGACCGGCGTCCTGGCCCGTCATGCACTTAAGCTGAATACCGACTTGCATCTGCCAGCCCTTTTCGTCCGCTTGCGGCGGGACGGGTCCGGGGTCCGGGAGATCGTCAGTCATCGACACCATCTTCTCGCCGACAGGCGCGCCATCGCCCCACGCGATAAACCCGTGGGAGAAGCTGTAGGGGTTGACGGCCCAGTTCGAGCCGTCCTCGACTTCATCGCTGTCCGCGCCGAAGATCCAGCTGCCCGTCTTGTCGAACTTGAGAATGACCGCGCTGGTAGGTGCGATAGTCTGTAGTTTTTTCAGTGCGTTTGAGAGGTTTGCTACTGACGGAAGGGTGCCGAATGTAGTGGTGATATTGGTCATGTTAAATCCTTGTGAGTGCTTGTTTGAGTTGAACCCCGATCACAGGAACCGCAGGACGCGGATCCGATTCGGGTGCGAGTGTTGTACCTGATGATACTGCTGTTACAAGATCAGACGGTAGTTTCTGTTTTAGGGCTTTCTCCATCGCTGCTGGTGTTTTGAACTTCGTATCGTACATGGCATCCACGCCCAGGCCAAGGCCGGCAAGCGTGGCACGGGCGTTGTCCTCGTCCGTCCACACACGTTGTGCGCGTTTCTGGACCAGTTTCCAGCCGGGGATGTGAGCGCCATTGTTGAGCAGCCGTGTGGCCAACTCACGCGCGGCGTCCATCCATTCCTCAAGTGCTACCGCCTTGTCGAGGATGTCGCTTAGCTCCAGAGGATCCACCCCTTTCAGCCGCGTCCTGATCACGCGGTCCACTTGTCCGGTCAGCTGCGGACAGGTGACGCTGGCAGGACACCAGCGACACCAGTCGCCAGCCGCCAGTGGCGCGTCCGGGGCTGTGGACATGTTGACGGCCGCGCGTAGCTCCACCTCGAACCGCTTGATGCGGTCCATGGTGGTGGTCCAGCGGCGCACCTGAGGCGGTTGTATGATAATGAGTTCCACCTCAGTCGCGCCCGCGAACGCCCAGCAGGTAGCTTCTGTTCGCACCGCAGCTGCGGCGTAGAACAGAAGCTGGTCGTTCTCCTCGGCATCGACCATAACGCCGCTGCCGAATTTCCAGTCCAGCACGATAGCGGTGTCACCCCTGCGGCCGATGATGTCGGCAGAACCAAAGACGCCCGGCAGGAAGTTGCCGAAATCCACGCGCTGCTCGATCTGAAAGTCCATCGTCTTGTCGGCGTCGATGGCATCAAACAAGGCAAGCGCGGGCATCAGCTTGTCGTCAATCAATTCCTGCGTCAGCGTCGCTGAGCCGTACGTCTTGCCCAGGAACACCTCTGGCGGGTAATCGTATTTGAGTATCTCCGCTATGGTGTTGTGCAGCAGCGTACCCTCGTCAGCGTAGGCGCTGGCCGGCCGTGGGACAGCCTGGGCCGCAAGCGTAACGCTGCCGGGGCATTGCATCACACGCTTGGCGGAAGACCCGCCGACAATAAGGCTATGCGTTGTCATTGGCGGTTCCTTCAGCTTTGGCGACAGCTAGGCGCGCCTGCTCCAAGACGTGGGGCAGTTGCCCCACGCTGGCGCTCAGAAGAGCCTGAAGCGCCTCCAGCATAGCCGGTGCGGCGGCGATCAGGACGGCGTTTGCCTTGGCCTCGCCCACCGTAACGCCGTTAATGATTGACGAGGGGTGAACGTAAGCGACGTTGCCGCGATACAGTTTGTCATCGACGGGCATTACGTCAAACCACGCGATGCGGCCGTCTACCAGCGATTGTGTTACGTGCCAGTTTCCTGGTGTGCGTTGTTCTGTCATTGTGCTATTCCTTGTTTTCATCGTACCAGTGGTCAGCTGCCGCCGCTTCCGCGTCGTCCAGCTGGTACTGGGCAAAGTTACGCGCCGCGTCATCGCGACGTGTGGCCCACAACGCGCGGTATTCCGGGGTTGTGTAGACGAGGGGCGCAGCCATCATGGCTGCGGAGTGGAAGAGATCCTGCGCGTACAGGCAGGGGATCTCGTCAGTCATCACTTCCAGCAGGCACTGGAATACGTCCATACGTGCCTGTGGTCGCGGTTGCAGATTTTCGATTGCTTCCCAGAGGTACGCGGAAACCGCTATCCCCTGGTCGATAAGATCTTCAGCCCAGTCCATTGTGTTCTCCTTTGTGCTCGTTGAGGCGAACCTAAAGCGTCAAAAATAATTTGACAAGGGCCTTGGAACAGTTTTTTGTAGCCACATGTTGGAGCGAGACATAGAGCGCTATCTGGTTGACCGGGTCCACGAACTGGGCGGGGAGGCGTACAAGTTTACGTCGCCTTCTCATCGCGGCGTGTTCGACCGCATCGTTGTCATGTCGCGCGGTATTGTGTGGTTTGTCGAGTTGAAGAGCCCGACTGGCAAGTTGTCGCGTTTGCAGGAGCTATTTCAGGAACGCATGACCGCGTTAGGCCAGCGCAACATAGTCCTGTCGTCCAGAGACGCCGTAAACAATTTCATAGAGATACTGAAAAGTGAACAGACTAGCTAACATAGTACTCCTTATCACCTTGTGCCTCATATGGTGGGTAGGCTTGGTAACCGTCATCGAGTGGGTGTTTTAATGATTGCCGCGCTTATGACCGACCTAGACTCCGACGCGCCGGAAGGCTCGCGGAGGATCGATGATCAAGAGCGCGGGCAAGATCCAATCGCGCGGATTCAACAAGACCCTGCACCGCAAGATGAATGGAAAGGTCGAGGCACGATGACTGAGAAAAAGAAATCAGTATGCGTGGGATGCGCCTTTGCATCGTGGGACAAAACGCTTGGGGGCCGCAGACACCCTCACGGCGGTGGCAAATGCCTGTGGAGCGTCACCGTGCCTTTTGCCGAGAGCGTTTCAACTTACGCAATGTCGAAAGATGCCCAGGCATCGCGCAAACTGACAATCAGTGGCGGGCGCATTCAATTCTGGGAAAGCCAGTTTCGCATCGGTGAGGTGACTTGCTTGGTGAAGGCAATGGAGCCCGCCCAGTGAGTGCAAGTGAAACTATCGCGCGCCTGCGAGAGTTGCGCGCCAAGGCGACGGCGGGGAGACTGCTTGCCCTGCCAGACAATCCGAAGTCTGACAAAGTTTGGCGCGTGTCTGACGGCGAAGACTTCGTTTGTCAGCTATTCTCAGGGCATGGCGAGTTTGAGAACGCCAAGGCCAACGCCGCCGCCATCGTCGCCGCGATAAACTCGCTGCCCGCGCTGCTGGAGTGCGCGGAGGCTTTGGAGGACTTGGCCGACATGGTGTCCGAGGCGGGTCAATACATGACCGCGCAATCCGGCATGACTGCGGCTCGCTTAGGCGAGAGCCGAGACAAAGCCCGCGCCGCGCTCGACGCACTGGCGGGAGGTGGAGAGTGACCATTGAAATTGGATGGTGGGCGCTGCCCGCTGCAACCAGCTTGATCGCGTTCGGATGGTTCTGGTTTTGGGCCGCAAACGACCCGCCGTCATCTGGATATGGCAACATCGGACGCGGCTTAGGACAAGGGCTGTTCTTGCTGTGCGCTATCATCGTCACGCTTGTGGCGTGGCTTGTTTATTTCGCGGTGACGTGATGACCCACCCCCACGACCGCCCATGATCGTTACGCTTCGCCCCTACCAAACCGACGCGGTCAACTTCTTGCGCGGCCGCGACCGCGCGATGGTGCTGGCCAAGGTCGGCGCGGGCAAAACGCTCATCGCGCTGTCCGCCATGCAGGCGCGTCCTGACGTCAGGCGCTGGCTGGTGCTGGCACCCAAGCGCGTCTGCGAGGAGGTGTGGGCGCAGGAGCGCGCCAAGTGGGGCATCCCGTTGTCCATGGCGATAGCGACAGGGACGCCGGCGGCGCGAGCCAGGGCCTTCGCGGCGAACGCGCGCGTCACCGTCACGAACTATGATAACATACAGTCCCTCCCTGACCTGTCCGCGTATGACGGCGTCGTGTTTGACGAGCTTACGCGCCTTAAGGATCCCGGCGGCAAGCGGTTCAAGGCTCTGGACAAGGCCATAGACCACGTCCGGGTGCGCTGGGGCATGACAGGGTCGTTCACGTCCAACGGCCTGGAAGACATATTCGGGCAGTGCAAGATCGTGGACAAGAGCCTGCTCGGCCGTACGAAGGGGGCGTTCATCCAGCAGTACTTCTTCGTCGTCAACCGCGACTGGGGCGATTACGAGCCGCGCCCCGGCGCGCTGGCGGCCGTCATGGAACGTATCAAACCCGCGACCTACCTGCTGGAGAACAAGGACTACGCCGACACGTTGCCGCCGCTGCACACGGTGCAGCTGCCGTGTACGCTGGCGTCGCGCACGCCCTACGATGACATGCGTAAGACTTACGTGACCCAGTTCGCCAATGGAACAGAGGTCAGCGCCCTGTCGGCCAGCGCGGCCGCGCAGAAGCTGTGCCAGATGGCAAGCGGCTTCGTGTATTCGTCTGCCGCGCCGGTCTGGTATTCGTCGCACAAGTTTGACCGGCTGGACGAACTGCTCGACGAGAACCAGCAGGAGAACACGATAGTCGTGTACAACTATAAAGAGGAACTGGCAGAGCTACAGCGGCGTTACCCGCACCTGAGAGAGATATACAGCCCTAACGCCGTCAACGACTGGAACGCGAGCAAGATCAGGCTGCTGGCCCTGCACCCGATGTCCGCCGGCCACGGCCTCAACCTGCAATATGGCGGGGCGACGCTGGTCTTCCTGTCGCTGCCCTGGTCGCTGGAGATGTACGAGCAGACGATAGGCCGGTTGCACAGGGGAGGGCAGACACGCCCCGTGTGGGTTTATGCCATGATAACAGACAAGACTATTGATGAACGTATCTGGACCGCGCTACAGGATAAGCGATCAGTTTCTGACGCGGCGGTTGATGAACTCAGATGAAACGCATTCACTGGCGGTGGTTAAACACGGATCTTCATACTCTGAACGAAGAGCAGATATTAAGGCTGCTCCACATGGAAGTTGATTACGAGAAGCGCCGCGACATCGTCATACGCCTGCACCAGCGTTACTGCGCCATACGCGCCAAGCGTGAGCGTGCCGAGTGGCTACGGCAGATCACAGAGTACTAGCCACTTAGCGTTGTTGGGCTCGATCTGCGCGACCGTCTCGGCCGTGTCCTTAACGCTGTCGTAGGAGACAGGCTCATAGAGGGTGCAGAAGTCAGCTTGCGGGCGGACGGGCTCGGTCAAAACGTGAGCGCACGCGCTCGATAACAGCAGGATCGGCACTGGCATCAGCTGCCACAGCTTCGGTTGCTTTTGCATCATCCTCGGCTTTCTTGACGGCGTCCTGGCGTCCCTCGTTGCGTAGCTTCTCTTCATGCCACAGCCTGAAAGCGCTGGCGATGATCGCAACGAGGTTTAACAGGAACGTCCACATCAGGACGGCTTTTTCTTGGACCAGACGGACCAGACAGCGACGCCGAGCGTCACAAGCGCGCCAGCGACCTGCGTGAGAAGATCGGCGCTGAACACCGCACCGCCGCCGGCAGCGGCAAGCACGGCACGAACGATGCCGGTAAGTTGTTCAGGTGTCAGTCCCATGGCTATCTCCTTGATCTGGTTTCGAGGTCGGTTAAGCGGGTAGTGAGGTTATTGAGCAGGGCATCACGCAGCTGCCAGTCCTTGGCTGCGTCGCGGGCAGTATAAAGCAGTTCCGTGTTGTTGTTAAGCTGGCGCTCCAGGTTAGCGAGGCGCTCTGACATGGTGGCCAGCTTGACGGTGCTGTCCTGCACCGTCAGCCCAAACCAGCCGGTGACGGCCGCCAGGATAGTCAAAGCGATGGACTGGAAGTGACGCTCCAGCGCCCGCGCGTCGAGGCCCTGCGGTTCCTGCTCAGCGGTCATTTTTTGGATCCTTGTTCTGCCGCGTAACGCGCTTCGTGGAAATTTGCGATCTCGTCTGCAAGGTCAAGCACGTCGGAATAGCCTTCCTGCCCCGCGCTAAACAACGTGTTGTACAGCTGAGATATCTCGGAGAGTTTGTACTTCTTGGCGTACTGAGGATCGGCGAGGATGTCGCGCGCGACCCGCGCCATCCGCTGGACTTCTTTAACGTCCTTAGGCGTTTCGAGAATGACCTGTTTTTCCTTAGGCTTGGCCCGCTCGCGCTCCAGACGCTTGGTTTCCGTCTCGTCTTCTCTGGCGGCTGACACGCCGGTGCCGGCTAGCGTAGCCAATCCAGTCCGCGACGTCGGAGGCTTAGGCGGCATAGCGCCTGTCTTAAGAAACTCGCCCAACCGGTTAAGACTTGTTTCCGACGACACGTTTGCTGCCTGCCGGGCGGCGGAAGTACCGCCGCCAACGACGCCGCCAATAACCGGGCCAAGTATGGCGGGGGGAAAGAACGGCGCGGTCAGACCGGCACCCATACCCCCAAACGTAAAGATCTGTCCTAGTTTACCCCGCAAGCCTGCGGACCCCGGAGAGAAGCTGCCGATGGTGCGGAGTATGTTTTGAGGGATGTCTCCCTGGATGGCGGCCAGCACGGCCGCGCGTTGTTCCGGCGTAGCAAACCGCGCGAACTCCGCGTTTTTAGCCAGAGTTCTCAAGTTGTTTTGTATGGCTCTGGATGGATCTACGCCGTTAGCTATGTCGGCAGCAATTTTATCCAGCACAGGGTCAAACTGCTCCGCACGATAGACCCGTTGCGATGCCTCCGTAGCCTGGACGCGCAGTGCGTTTTGTGCCGCAACATCCTGCTGCGCTTGCGCTATTTCCGCCGGCGTTCTGGCTGCTTTAACATTAGCGGATTTGGTCGGGTCGGCCATGAAATCGTCAACCATGCGTCTGAACTCGCCAGCCAGAACCGGCATACGTCCAGATGTAGCTGAGTTTTCAAACGTATCTATAAGTTCCAGAAGCTGCCTGGGGCCTGACAGATTGGCAGTACCCGTTTTTAACAGCGCGCGGATCTGCGTAAGTGCGGCTTTAAGTTCAGGCGGGGCGCTGGCCAAACCGGGTATGAGACCCGTGTTAGCGCGCGTTTCGAAATCTTTAAGGAGCCTTCTTACGTCGGCTTTATCATAACGGACGCCGGTAGATTCCATATCGCTATAAAGTTGATTGCGTTGTGTTCTGGCTTGTTGCGTCAGCTGTACCTGATCCGGCCGCATATTCGGTACGCCGCCTCTACGCATGGCGTTGACGCCCGCTGCCGCCCCGCCAAGGCTGCCAGCGCCAGCCAACTCTGCCAGTAACTGCACCGGTGCAGGGGCGTTGGCTTCCCGCGCTAATTGACCGCCAACCCCAGCGCCTATACCGGAAGCCACATTAACGCCGGTCGATCCGCCGCCCATGGTCTCAAGAACGCCCCGCGACAACGTATTGGGCCGGGTAAGCGCGTTAGCGGCTTGTTTAGCAAGGCCTGTGCCGCCCAGTGTTCCCCCGGCGACGTCTATGCCGCTGAACAATACACGCTGTCCTGGTGTTTGTGGCGGCGCGATGAAATCTGGCGCAACGGAAGTCATTGCGTTGCGTATCATTTGCGACGGGGTATCTACGCGGGGCGCACCAAAAGGCGTACCCGCCAAGTTATACAGGCCGACACCCAGATCGCTAAGCGCAAGCGCACCCATGCCTGCAAGAGACCCGCCGGGGCCGCCGAAGGGAGCGCCGGCTGCTGCTGCCGTTAGGTACGGAGCCATGGCATAGCTTGCGGTTCGTCCAAAGCCTTCAAGCGTATCCTGCGGCTTTTCAAACTCAGGGTTCTCTACGTACATGCCTCCCGGCGTACGCATCAGGTTAGACGGCGGCGCGATACCCATGCCGGTTGGTATGTATTGAAACTCGTTTTTCCTGTTTGCAAACCGCTGGTTAACGTTGCGCGTGCTTTCCTGCATCGCGGTCGTTATGGGGTTGGGTGCGTTAGGATTAGGCGCAGCGGGAGCTTTAGACGCGCGGCGTTTGTTAAGCAGATCAGCAAATATTTGCGCGGATTTGGTGTCGCCAGCTTTATCAGCAGCAACAATCGCACCTATGAGTTTCTGCTCTTCAGGATCCATTACTGTATCACACCAAATTTCCTAAGAGCGGCGTCTGCTTCTTTAGGCGTATAGCTAAGCGCGGGCGGGGGAGCGCGCGTAACCGTGCCCTGTCCAGGAGGCGTCGGAACGGTGAGGTTTGTACCGGACAGCGTACGAGGCGCGGTCGTTGCGCCCGCGCTTCCTCTGCCCGTAAACGGGTCATAACCGTCGTCGGGAAGATACGCTACGCGGCGCATAACGTTTGTAAACTCTTCAAACGCGGCTAAGCGGTCAGCGACTGTTTTGTTGGGGTCTTTTATGTCACCAGACAGCCTGTCGATAAGCTGTACGTCGATGTTAGACACGCCGCTGCCCAGTTTGCCCTGAAGCGCCGCAAACGTTAGCTGCGACATTATAACTTCAAGTCGAGCAAGAGCTTGTTTTGTTGTGTCGGGCACGCCGGCAGCAGCCTTAACATCTGCAATTGTTTTAGCACCCAAGCCGCTAGGCGAGCTTCTTATGGTGTTCAGGAGGTTGTCAAAGTCTTTTGTGCCGTAACCAACGCTGCGAAGAACGCTTCTTGACTTCATTGCAGACTCGGCTTCCTGCAACGGAACGTCGTTAAGACCTGAAGCGTCAACTCTGTAACCGTCTTTTCCTTTTACGGCTTCAGGAGCCGCGTTCGGTGCACTGAATGTCGGGGCCACGATTTGACCCTGCGCGTTTTCAAACATGCCCGGCATACCCGGTACAGGCTCCAGTTCTTTAAGCTGCAACAACATGTCCTGATTAATTTTTGCAAGGTCAGCGTTAAGCTTGCGATTTGCAATGGCGAGATCTTCTTTGTCTTTATCCGACAGTTCTTTAGGCGTGCGGAAGATAATTTCTGGCGCTCGTCCGCTGCCAGGAACAGCGGGTGCTGCTACGATCAGTTCTTCCTGGCCTGTGCCGACATTTGTAAATTGTTGCTTAAGCTGGTCTTCTACCGGCAGCAATTTACGCAAAGTAGAAACCTGCCAATCGCGGAACCCCGTAGGGCCGGCGGCCATGGCTTGTTTAAGCGATTGACGTACGGCAGCGGCTTTTTGAGGGTCGAGACCTTTTCTCTCTTCCATTGCTATATTTGCCCACGCTTGAAGCGGGTTATCAAAAGAAGCTATTGTTTGCAGAGATTTGGTGTTAGTAGCCGACGACGTTTCCAAAGCTGCTTTAGTAGCGGCTTGCTCCGCTGCCCGCACGTCAAAAATGCTTTTTGCCAAGGCAGGCCCTTGCGTAGGAGCCAGTCTGCCAAGCTCGCCAATAAGGTTAGGATTCTGGGCGTTAAAGCCTGGGCTGGACATGTAGTTTCGCACAGCGTCAATATCGCGCTCTTCACGCTGGCGCTGTGCCAGCAAGGCGAGGTTGTTCTGCTCCGCAGCTTGGCTTTGCCGCACGTTAGCGAATTGGCCAGCCATCTCCAGAAAGTTAGGCATCTGGACCGGCTGGACGCCGAGAGCTATGCGAGGGTCAATGGGCATGAGTTATGTTCCGTTACCGAGGCCCAACAAAATTATTTGGGGGTGGAGCTACGCCGACGCCCCCTGACGGGTTGTTTTTAAGGTAGTCCAGATATTGAAACTGTCCTGCCGTACCCATAGCGTTGCTGAATGCGTTTGTCAGGGCGTTAGTTGCGCCGACATACCCAGACGCGCGGGCGTTGCCCATGCCGGTAAGCAGATCCGACTGACGCGAGCCGTAGTTAGTAGCTGCTTCGCCGAGCCCGGCGGCTGTCTGCTGGCCCATGCCCGCAAGCCTGCCATACGGGTCCAGCGTGGCGTTGCGCGCGGTCTGGTAGCGGTTGAAAGCGTTCTGGTACTCTTGTGACGCCATCTCCTGGCCGTAGCCGGTAATGTCTTTAAGGGTCTTGCCCGACAGGAACCCACCACGCGCGGCAGCGGATTTTTGCAGCGCTTTAAGGCCTTCGTTAAGCCGGAAGCTATAACCGGGATCTATCTGTTCCATGTAGTTCTGCGGCATGAAACCTGACTGAAGGCTGCCGTAGCCTTGCGACGCCGGGTCGCCGCCGAGCCCCAGCAGGCGCATGTACTCGTTCTGGCCCGTAAGACCGGCTTGCCGGAATGGCTCCTGCAAAGCCGTCTGCTGGTTGAACATGCGTTCTTGCATCTGCATTGCTTCACGCGACGCCTGCGTCTGCGCCTTGGCGGCTTTCTTGGCTGAGCTAGCGCCGAGCAAGCCGCCAACAATATTGCCGCCAATTGCTACTGCTGCCCAAGCCATCAGTTAAACCCTTTAAATTCAAGTTGATCTGGCATTTCAACTTTTAACGCTTCATAGCTGGGAATAATAACGTCGGTCTCTGCATCTTCCGGCGTTGTTGCGTTTGTAACGTGGAACGTGGTCCAGATCGTTTCCGATATTGCATGAACGGCGCGCTTGGTGCCGGGCAGGGACGTGAACGTGTACGGTCCCTGACGCGCGTCGTATTCCATCTTGCCGAACTCGGTTGCGACAACGCCGTGCCCCCGGCTGATGATGTTGATATGCGCGTGGCGATGGATCTTGCCGACGACCGTTGTGCCGGCCGGCACAAAGCACTCGCGGGCATACGCGCCGGGCGCAAAGTAATGTTTGAGCGGCAGCTCGATCTGGCTGTCTGTCATGCCCATCATGGTGTCTTGCAACGCCATGATGTTTTGCCGAAATTCTTCTTTTGGAATGGTAGCCGGGTTGACGGTCACAAAGCCAACAAGGTTCATGTGATCTGCCTCCCGCTGGCGCGGATGCTCATGGCAAGCGGCGCGCCGGCAATAGTAGAGATAAAACCACCAGGAGCCAACACATGCCCGACAATTTCCGGGAATGTGTATGTTTCCGCTGCCTGAAGCGTCTTGTTGACCGTAATCAGGTTGTTAGCGCCCGCCGAATCACCAGGGCTAACCAGATTAACGCTGATCGTTGTTGCGGTA